TTAGAAACTACAACAGATGCGACTTGAGAATCTGCATTCATTGTAATTGTACATTCAGCACCAGTTCCATTTCCTTTAATTGGAACATTAGTATAAACTGCATTTGCAGTACCCAGTGCGACACCCCTTCCAGTAACAATTACTGTTTTGATTGATCCGTCTACAGCATTATCACGAACCGATGCATTTGTAGTTGAAGTTGCCCAGTCAGAAGGAACAGGAATGTAATTAGTAGAGTCAAACTTTACAATATCAGATGGTGCAATAGTATAAAGATATTTCCAGATATATCCATCACCACTTGCGCCTGCAGCTCTTGGTTCTAAATCAACAAATGTTGGTTCATCAAGAGATGGTGCTCCGTTTGGAGTCTCAGGAGTCGTTCCATTCTGGAGACAAATATAAACCCTGTAGTCGCTATTCATTACATAGAAGAATGACCCATAAAGAGTCGTGGAACCAGACACCTTAGCGGTATTTGAAGTGCTATAGTCATGGCGATACATGTCAAACGTATTACCAGACTTCCACTCAACTTTGGGAACTACTAATTTTACGTCACTGCTTGTGATTTTTTTTAATCCAATCACAGTTTCCCATATTTCATTTTCACTATCAAAATTATCTACAGGTGCTGGTGGACTATTGTCCCAATCAGATTGAATATCGGTTGCATTTGGCAATCCAATGAAAGAATAATAAGAACTGCCAGACGTTGTAATGCCGTCAAGAAAATTTCTTGCATTCAATATTCTGATTTGGTCAGTTATAATTGCGGCCATTTTGCTGGGTTTTTTACTTATTTATTAGGGGTTTTGGAACTAATTTTTATTTAGTATCAAACGTCATAATCTGTGATTTTCAGAGGAACAAATCTTCTGACCAAAGCAGAAGTCGTAATTCCACTGACTCCATCTTGATTATAGAAATTAAACGCAGATGTAGAAGTTCTTGCAGTTGTTTGAATTCTACCAAAACTGTAGTTTCCAAAGAATGTATTAACACCAACTGCAGAGAAATCGTAACCGTTATAACTCAGAACACTGACAGTGACCTGATTAACTGTTGTCGATCCGACTCCAGGCAGAGTCTTTTGAGTGGTTGCTGCACCAACAACCTCATAGACGTTATCAATACAGGTGGTTCCAACACCAACTGCAACCACTCCACCTGGTTTGAGTGAAGTAACGCCAAGACCAACGTTAGAGTTTCTAACAACAAAGAAGTCGCCAACAGCAAGAGTGCTGACAGTTACTGCAGTTCCCACGAGTTCAGTGTCCTTGAGTGCAGAGTTATTTGGAATGAACAAGTCAAAGACCAGTCCAGTTGCAACTCCAACAGTATTAGTTGTAGCTACACCAACAATTGTTCCAAAATCACCTCTATAAGAAATTCCTGCACTGAGTCTTTCTGCAAGAACTGCAGGAGTCTCAATAAGAACAACTGGTGGATTGGACTGTGAATATCCAGTCTTAGCAGCGCCAAGAGTGATAGAAGTTACCACTCCAGCGGTGATTGATGCTGTTGCAGTTTGTCTCTGTGTAGACCCAAGTCCAACTGGATTTCCAATAACTACTGTAGGTGCTGAGGAATAACCAGAACCACCATCGGAAATTACAATAGAAGTAATAGTCCCAGCAGACCCAACAACAGCGGTAGCTGATGCTCCAACTCTTGCATCTTGAGAGACTATCAGAACATCTTTCTGGAAAGAAAGTGATGAACCTGATTCGTGTTGTTGATTAAACAATGGTTGGACGTTCTCAATGTAGATAGCGGTAGAACCAACACCAACAGTTTGAATTACATTACTAGTTGGGAAGATATTTGCTTTATATCCAGGTCTGTCTTTACCAACTCGCTCACCGTTGATGATTTTGTCTTCAGTTTGCTTACACCAGGTGACAGGTCTTTCAAGGTTAACGTTATATGCCAATCCTGGACCATAGTAAGCATTTGTGGTTACTCGGTCAGTAGAATCAACACTATATACAAGTCTTGCATCTTCATCCAAGTCTTTTGACTGACTCAGTGCAGGGTCATTGTTGATATCAAGAGTATCGCCTTGCTTGACGGTCTCTAAAATGTCAACGGATTTAACATCAACGGAACCATTTCCCTTGTAGAACAAGATATCTACAGTATCACCAGGTTTTGGTGGTTCTGGGAATATAATTGTGCTTCCTCCATTGAATACATATCCCTCTCCTGGAACTTGAAGAATATTGTTGTAGAGAACAATAAGAACGTCTTGAATAACAATGCTTGAACCCTTAGATGCAATAATTGATGTAATATTTCCACCAATCTTGATTTGGAAATCTGTTCTCTGATTGTCAAACTGATCATCAAAATTATCAATAGTTTGAAGTTGTCCAACAGACCATCCAGCAAATTTGTCAGAGTAAATCTTTTCAACGTTGATTGTGAATCTTTCAAAGTCGCCACCAAGTGTTGGATTCGTAGGAATGCCAGTTGGTCCTCCAGTAGGAATAGTCAGATTTTGATTTCTTCCATATCCAAATCCAGTATTGCTGATTTCAAAGTCAATAATGTCAGAACCAAATCCAACATTGATATTAACTTTCGCTTGAGTACCAACTCCAGTTGAGGCTTCTGCAAGACCATCAGTTTGATAGATGAGTGGAATATTGGTATATGACAGTGGATCATCAATTATTACCTCTGGA